AATGAACCTGTAAATGTATTAAATGCTGTTAATGATGTTAATGCACTTGTATTAAAATAAGAAGCAGTTGTTGCAAAAGAAGCAGATACTGGGATTGGTGCCCAAGAAGCAGATAATGCTTGAGAGGCGTAAGATGCTGTTCCTAATAAAGAACTTGTTACAGATGTAGCGTAGATATTTCCTTCTACTTGTAATTTTCCTAGAGTTGGGGTTATAGTTGCAATACCTATATTTCCGCTTGAACTAATAAACATTCTAGGTGTTACTAGTCCATTTGAGAAAAATCTTATACCATCGTTATATATTACTGACCCTACTGCTGTTGTATTAAATCCTCCTGTTTTCCAGTGTATTCCATTTGTCGGTACTATGTCAACTCCTGCTGTAGATCGTATTTTACCAGTTACTTCTAATGTTGATGATACTGTTTGGCTACCTGTTATATCTAAAGATCCTGTTAACTGTACATCCTGTACTAAAGAGTTAACGTATGATGCTGTTTGTGCACTTGTAAATGATCCACTCCAGTATGATGCTGTTGCAGCAAATGAAGCTGATACTGCATAAGAAGAACTTGCTATCGAACCGCTCCAATATGAAGCTGTACTTGCAAAAGAAGCTGATGTAGCATTTGTTACGGATCCTGTAAAGAAAGAAGCAGTTACTCCTGTTAATCCTGAACCGTTTCCTGTAAATGATCCTGAGAAAGAACCTGTAAAGTTACTTCCTGATGCTTGATATCCATTTAGGCTTAGTCCTGTTATCTTTGATCCATCTCCTTGTAAAGATCCTGAAAAAGATCCTGATGCTCCTGATGAGAATCTTAAATCTATATTTCCACCTTCTACTCTAAGGGATCCTGTAATATCTACACTACCTGTTAATACTCCGTTCCACTGTGAGGAAGCTGTTACGTAAAGTAAACCTGATCCATCTCCGTAGAATGCAGATGCAGATATTGCACCACTTACGTTAAGTGAGCCTGATATCTGTGTATTATTACTTATGATATGTTCGTTAGCCATGTTTTATATTATTTTATACTGGTCTCTTAAATGCTGTTACTAGCATGTTTATTTCAAAATTACCTCCTACTGCATCTACATATAATGAAGCAGATGTTAGAGATGAAGCAACTAAGCTAAAAGAGCTTGATATTGCATCACCTGTTGCTACTACGTGGTTATCTGTTATACTTGCATTCCCCGATCTATCCCAGCTACCTAGTAATGTACCTACTTTCTTTTCGTTTTCAGTAGCAGTTGTTAGTACGTAGTCTGCTTTAAATCCACTATAACCTGCTGAAGCAGATATCGGGAAAGTCATTAAAACATTTGTTCCTGAGAGACTGCTTGTTGCATAGTGAAATACATTAACACTAGCTGCTGTAGCACTCCCTGTTGATATGGTTAAGGTACTCCCTATAGTTACTCCTTGAAGTGAAGTACTTCCGGATACAACTGTTAAAGAGCCTGTAATACCTGCACTACCGCTTCTAATTCCATTCCAGTTGGCTGTTGTTATTCCTGTTAACCCTGATCCATCTCCTACATAAGATCCAGAAAAAGAACCAGTAAAGGATCCACTTCCTTGAAAAGCACTTCCTGACTGCATTATTATAGATCCTGATACTATTAAAGGCCCTACTACTGTTAGATTACCGATTGTTGGCATATTCTTTTATTTTTATTTTCTACTATTATGGCTTAACTACTACAAGGTCCCAACTCTTATAAAGAGCTCCAGATGGTAGTGCATTAATTGCTGCTAAATTTCCTGGGGATTGATCAGATTCATTTAATAATCCTGGTAGGAATATCTGTAATGCATTAAATGTTAATATTCTATCGCTAAAATCTCCTCTTATTAAAGCATCGTTTGTTCTTCTATTATCTATATAAAGTTGATTTTCTTCATAAACTACATCGTCACGTCCTGTATAAGGCCCTAGGTATACATTGTCATAGCCTCCTTTTTCTAACTTAGGACTTCCTGCTTCAAAACCTAAAGCTACATTCCCTCTACCTCTAATAAGGTTCTTAAAAGCCCCTGTACCTACAACTGTATTGTATGCACCTTCTTCTAAGTTTGATAGGGTTTCTGCACCTATTGATACATCTCCATATCCTTGATTTACTTTAAATAAAGATAAGTACCCCAAGGCAGTCTCAAAACTCGATTCATTAGCTTTAGTTAACACTAGACTCCCTATCCCTGTTGAGTATTTACCGTTGTTACCTCCTCCTGCAAGGTACCCTAAATATGATGATTCACCTCCAGCATTCTGACCTGCTGAATAGCCTATTGAGGTAGTGCTGTTATCTGCTCCTGCTCCTGCGTATGCTCCTAATGCTACACTAGCAGCTGATGTGTTGTTTAGTGTACCTGTCCCTATACCTATTGATGAACCGTCTGGGTTATGTATTTTAATATTTTCATCAATGGTTGTAACACCTTTTAAGTTAATAGTCGGTGAAGAACCTGATACAATAAATGATCCTGTTATCTCTCCATTTCCATTTCTAGTACCATCCCATTCTGAGTTGGCAATAATACCTGTTAACCCTGATCCATCTCCTACAAATGATCCTGAAAATACAGATCCTGATATTGCAGTCATGTTTAGAAATTGAACTGTAGTAGGTGTTGAACCTGATACAATTAACGATCCTGTTATTTGTGCAAAACCGTTTCTAGTACCGTCCCATTCAGTTGTTACTCCTGTCAATCCTGCTCCGTTTCCTATGAAAGAACCAGAGAAAACCGATGCAGACACCTGGCTGTGGAAGGTTACTTGACCTGTAGCAAAATCACCTAAAATAAGAGGTGTATCGTCTGGTGAGTTATTTATGTATAGTTTGTTATTCTGTGTTGGAGTATTTGTAAGAGGTCCTGCTGCATACCCTATGTAGATATTGCCCATTCCTGCTTGTACATTCTCACCTGTTTGAACTCCTATTGCAGTATTACTATGCCCTGTAGTAAGATTTACTAATGAATAATCCCCTACTGCTACCGTACTACTTACTTGATCTGCACTTACAAGAGAATTATCCCCTATCGCTACGTTATCTGTACCTCCTATATCCTGTCCTGCAAGAGCTCCTATTAGTATATTACTTCCAGCAGTTGCTGCTAGACCTGCACCAGCTCCTATACTTAGATTTCCTACTGTATCTACTGGTTCAAACCTACCGGCTAGGGTTAGTATACTTCCATCAAAAGTAAGATTTGATTCTCCTTGAAGTGATGTCCCTCCAGTTGCTGTTAGTACATTATTGTTTTGATTACCATCTATTGTTACTGTTCCTCCTCCTGGTGCTGGTAATTCAACACTGTGGTATGTTAAAGGGTCTGTATCGTTATCGAACCATAATTTTAACTCTTTTGAAGTAGAGTTAGGTATATTGTGAATGGAACTTGAGAAGTAAACAGAAGAGAAGTTCTCATCCATTTGTGCATGGGTGAGAGCTGCTCCTAGACTTGTTCTAAATGTTATTGCCATAGTACTTTATTATAAATATCTTCTTTTAATCTTCTGTTTTATGCACCTGTATATATAATGAATGCTAATGCATAATAAGGTGGTCTGTTTTCGTGAGGGAAATTACCTCCTGTAAAATGTATATTTCCCTCATTAGGAGGTGTTGGGAAATCTTGAGTACCTATTTCGGTATCCCCTGTCTCTAATCCTCTTCCATAATCTCCGTTATCTCTCCAACTTCTTGTGAAACCGTGATTGTGTGATGGCATTTCAGAAGTATGTAACTTAACGTTGTTAAATCCTCCTTTTTCTCCTACTGTATATCCATTTATATCGGCTACCCACTCTATCGTACTTATATTAGGCCTATGTGTTACTAGGTTACCTGTTTGTGATAATACTGCTATAGATCCTGGTGGGAATAGTACGTATGGATATCCTGTTGTTACACTAGTTCCATTTGCAGGTACATAACCTCTGTATAGTACGTAATTATCTAGACCTTGATGATACACTAAGAAGTACGATGTATTTGCACTATTACCTACTAGTGAGTATAGTGCGTATTGTCTGCCAATGTTCGGTGTGCCTGGTGTGCTTTGACCCATATTAGAATTAAAAACCGCTGTGCTAGGGGTAGGATTCGTTACCATAGAAGTATCACCTACTTTAGTAAACGTTCCTTGTACGTATGAATTCCCTGTATTAAAAGTTAAGCTTGAATTTACAGTAAATGTAGTAAAATCGTATGTTACTACATCTGGATTATTTCCTCCTGCTCCTACTATAAATCTTTCTCTTAAATCTGGTATGACTACTGTACCTACTGGTTGTCCACCATTACCATCACAGAGTGTCCATCCTGTTGGAGGTGCTGATGGAGAACCTGCCCACATTACAATACCTCCTAGTGGGAAAGTACCTGTAATGTATTGAATTTGTCCTGTATTATCTGCTGTTAATATCTTAGTACCTGCTCCTGCAGTACCTGCTGGAATATTTCCAATGGTTGCTGTACCTCCTACAGTTAGGTTTGTACCTATTGCTGCTGTAGTTCCTGTTGTTAATGAAAGTCCTACTGCAGCAGTTCCTGTTGTTACTGTATTTCCTTTTACTGTAAAAGAACCTGTTACAATAGTATCTCCATTTACATCTAATTTAGCATTAGGTATTGATTTGTTCATAGAGATATTTCCATATGAATCAATTCTGAATCTCTCTTCTATACCTATATCTCCTGGTGCATGTGGGCTTGTACTTTGACCTGTTCCTATTGAGAATCCATGTAAGTTACCTTGTCCGCTGAACTGTATATAAGTACGGTAGGATCCGTCAACATCCTGTTGAATTCTCATTCCGTTACTCAACCAATCTCCTCCTCCAGCTAGCTGTCTAACTGATAGTATTTTTAATGAGTCTACGTTTTGTTGCGGTGTTATTCCAAATTGAGCAATAGTTTGAAAGTCTCCTAATAATGTACCTGTTTGTGCTGTCTGGAATACATGTAGTGCTGCTGACCCTGGTCCAGTTCCTACTCCTAATCTTCCTGCAAAAAATCCATTACCTTCTGCATGAAAAAGGTGTTGTGGTGAGAATGTTCCTATACCGAATCCGGCTTGTGTAAAGGCTCCGTAATTTGCATTACTCCCTACTACAAACCTAATATGCCCTGGGTCTTCAAGGGTAGCAAATTTTCCAAAAGGTGCCCATGATTTTATGTACATATTATTATCGTTATGATCATGTCTTCCAATAGTTCCCATAAGTGTTGTTCCTTGATAGAAATCAACAGTAGCTCTTCTATTTACACCGGCAGTAGTAGTCGTTTCTAGTCTTAGTGTGGCTGGGATAGCATTTGTACCTTTTGCATGTATTTTTGCATTTGCAGCAGGAAGCGATACTCCTATTCCTAATTGCTGTGCAGTATTGTATAAGAACCCGTTGTCTGCATCTAGAATAGGATTAGTACTATGTCTGAATTGAATAGTCCTTGGATCTCCTGCTACTACTAGTGTAGGTGTTGCTCCTGTAGTTGGCTGTAGATCAATAGGTACAAACCTAGCTGGTCCAAAATCATCTCCTGGTGCAGTATTTAATGTACTACTTCCTGTATACCACAGTTTTAGCATATTACCATTATCTATAGACGCAGAATAAAAGAAGGAAGAAAAGTTCCTATCCATCTCATTATAGGTAAGTGCTGATGCTTTGTTTGTTCTTAATTGTATTGCCATATTACTTATTTTATATATCTATTTTTACAATGAAAGTCATATCTGTATTTGCAGATTTTGGTACCGGTTGACCCATTTTACCTACTGCTATTAGTTCATTTGCATCGTTGTATAATCCGACTGTTGTAATATACGGTTGGAAGTAGCTTCCTGTTACGTTATTATGTAAGTCTCCTGTTGATGAAG